GTGCATAAGTAGATAGGCTGACGCCACTGCTTTGGAGCGGTGGTATAGCAAGAGGCTTGTTTAAATGACCTATCAAGAGCAGCTTTCTATAATAAAAGATATACCAATAAGAGAAGGCGATTCAAAAGTAATCACCTGTCCATTCTGCTACATAGAGAAGAAGCTATCGATATCTAAAATAGATGGTCAGCTGAAGTGGTATTGCTTCAGAGCGTCTTGCTCAGGCAGAGGCATTTACTCAGGCAGAAGAAGTCTATCGGCAGCCAAAGGGTATCTCGCAGGTACAGTACAAACCCAGGCTAAATTTAGAAGGCCGATGCCATCGATCACAACCTCGATCTACAATCATCCCCCAGCTGTGGAATACCTTAATCAAGTAAACAGCATGGCAGCTGTGGAGCAGGGCTATATAAAAGTTAGATACAGCCCATCTGAAGATCGAGTACTATTCTATTTTGGCAATGGGGCAGTTGGCAGATCTCTCCGGGCTTTTGGGCCGAAGTGGGTGACCTTCGGGGAGATAACTGCCGGGGTTCCAGTAGGAGATGGGGAAACAGCAGTACTTGTTGAGGACGTACCATCGGCTTGTAGTGTGAGCCGAGTTCCGGGATTAGTAGGGGTAGCTCTATTAGGAACTGCCTTAACTAATAGCATAAAGAAATCCTTAACTAAGTGGAGCAGTGTGTACTTAGTGCTTGACAAAGACGCTTCCCTAAAGTCAGTTAGGTGCAAGGTTAATCACAGATCTATTAAAGTAAGGTTTACCGATACAGATCTGAAGCATCTAACTGAAAAAAGTATTAAGAGGCTACTCAATCAATAGCCTGTAGAACGCCGACAACTATACGCTCGGCAGAAAGTAGGGGGATTTTCATTATGACTTTAGTCATACAAAGGGACGCTTCACCCGGAGCTACTTATAATAGCAACAAGAATGAACTTAGTATAGCACGTTCTAAAGCCAAAATGCCACAGGGTATGACCATGCGCCAGTGGCGCAAAGGACCGGGTTCTAAGTACATGGCTAAACGGTCGATATGGCAAACGCTTGCTCCCGAGGGCTATAACACATCTGGCCCTTTAGCCGGGAAGACTGCGACCAGTTTTAATAATCCACCATCAGGCCCACCACTTTTTGCATTTACTTAATTGCCTTGAATAAGTAAGTGCAGTGGACACGAGGATCAACGTGTATAAATACCACCCACTGCAATAATTTTGCATACTAAGGAAAAGACCATGACCAAAGTAAGAGGTATAGTAGTCGTTGATATGGATATCGAGGGCGGCTTCAGAAATTGTGCTAAGGCAGAAGAAGCTTTAGAAAATGTGATTAAAGATTATGTCAGGGGAAATGCGAACATCGTACACTGGCAAGTTGAAATGCGAGAGCGGCGTGGGGATATACCACCTGATATTAAGAAGATGAAATTCCGCGCTAATTAATTAAATAACAGACTTCTAAAAAAAACCTCGCTTCGTGCGGGGTTTTTTCTTGCCTTCTGTCTGGGTAATATTATACGTTGGGGTTCTAAGTGCGTAAGAATGCACCATTTAGAACAACCAACGGAGTGCCAATGTACCAATCAATATTGAAAGAATGCCTCACCAACGAATTTTACAGCGAAAACAAAGGAAAGCTTAGATCCTCAATCTTTGATGAAGAAGCGCAAGAAATATACGAAACTATCGAAGTCATGCACGACAAGTTTGACCGTGATATCTCCCCCATAGAATTATTTACATTTTGGAAGTCTCAGAACCCTACGTCTACGGGTGCGTGGAATGAGCAGATCGAGGGTCTCATTGAGACTATCTCTGCCGCTGAGACTTTAGACACTGATATAGCTGCTGACATAATTGGAACTCTCTGGCGTCAGCATATTGGCTTAGACATTGCGAACTTAGGCATCAAGATGTCTGAGGGAGACACCAATGCAATGGATACTCTTAACAAGTTACTTGAGCGGGTATCGGATGGATATCTCCCAGATGACTTTGCTGAGGATGTAACAGACGATATCTATGAGCTGCTGGCCGTAGTTAGTAACGCAAATAGATTTAAGTTTAACATCGAGACACTCAGCCGGAATGTATATGGCATTGGCCGGGGAGAGTTCGGTGTTATTGCTGCTTACTCCAACGTAGGTAAGACTGCCTTGGCTATATCTTTGTGTGCTGCCCCCGGCGGCTTCTGTCAGCAAGATGCCAAGGTCTGTTACATTGCCAATGAAGAGGTAGCCAAGAGAACTAAGCTCCGGGCTATTCAAGCATACACGGGGATGACTAAGGATGAGATCGAGTTTGATCCTCAAGCAGCTTCTGCCCGGTACTCTGGCATTAAGGATCGTCTGATTTTTGCTGACGCCCAGGGATGGGACATTACTATGCTTGATGCTTATTTAGGTAAGCAGAAATGTGAGGTCTGCATTATTGATATGGCCGATAAAATTGCCCTGACTACTCAATTCAACAGTGGGCATGAACGGCTACGGGAACTGTACTACCGCCTCAGAGAGTTGGCAAAGAAACATGACTGTGCCGTGATTGGTATCTCTCAGGCGAGTGCTGAAGCAGAGGGCAAAACCCGGCTGACTCCCACGATGCTTGAAGGGTCTAAGGTTGGAAAAATTTCTGAATGCGATATTTTGCTGGGGGTGGGTAAAGCAAATGACGTTGAAAACCCTGATGATCCCACACGTTATTTAACTATCATGAAGAACAAGATTAGTGGGTATCACGGCACCGTGATCTGCAATCTAAATCAGCAAACCTCTCGATACGAGGTGTAACATGAAGTGGCTTGTATTAGATTTAGAAACTACAATTGACCGTATCGATGGACGTATCGACAACTCACCTAAGAACCCTCGCAACAAATGTGTGGCGGCTTACTGGGGATGGCTAGGTGAGGAGACTGTTGATCATGTGAATAAGCTTATCTGGCACCACAATGATTATGATGGTTGTGATCCGACAATGTCTCTGGAAGCAGACCTAGAAGCAGCGGATGGAATGATCTGCCACAACACTAAGTTTGATGCTGAGTGGCTGCAAGAGATGGGCTTTAATCTACCGCCGATAGTGTTCGACACCATGATAGTTGAGTTCTTGTTAGCCAAGGGTCAGCGCAGACCATTGAGCCTCAAAGAGAGTGCCATCAGGCGTAAGGTCAAGAGCCTGAAGAAGTCTGATCTCATAGATGATATGTTTAAGGTCGAGGGTCTTGGCTTTCAGGAGATACCTTTAGAATTAGTGAATGAATATGCTGAAGCTGACGTAAAGGCTTGCGGCGAACTATTCTTAGCTCAACAAGAAATCCTAAGCCGCGAACACAATCAGTCTTTGAAAAAAGTTATCCCCTTTATGAATGAAATGCTTTTGTTTCTTTGTGAGATAGAAATGAATGGTGTGAAGATTGACCTAGAAGAGTTGGAGCGGGTTGAGTGGGAGTTTCAGACTGAGAAGGATGCCTTAGAAAAGTCTCTTAATCAAATAGTTGAAGATGTCATGGGAGACAGCCCAATCAACTTAAATTCTGGCGTTGATATGACACGGGTTGTGTACTCACGCGAAGTAATCGACAGAGATAGCCACCGCCAGACTTTTAATATCGGGACTAATGAAGCGGGTAAATCCCTGCGCCCACCTTACATGAGCAGCAATCAATTTGTTGAGGCAGTTAGAGCGACCACAAAGGTAGTCTTTAAAACGCAAGCGTCCAAATGCCCCGACTGTTCAGGCATTGGATCTATTCAGAAGTTTAAGGTTGTTACTAAAACTAAGCAGGGTAAGAAATACCGGGTGCCAGGTGAGGCTTATAAGAACCGTTCTAAATGCCAAGTCTGTAAGGGTGCGGGTGCTATTTATATAAGCACTGGTGTTGCAGCTGGTCTGCGGTTGTCTCCTACTGGTGCTAATGACGCTAGTATAAATGGCTTTAAGACTGACAAGGTCACAATACAGGGTCTCATTCAACAGGCAGAAAGAAAGAATAATCTCCGAGCCGTTGAGTTCTTAACTAAGATCAGCCGTTTAAATGCAATCAGTACCTACTTAGATAGTTTCTGTGCTGGCATCCATCGTGGCACCAGAGCCACTAGCTTTCTCCACGCTAACTTTAATCAATGTGTAGCAGCCACTGGCAGATTATCTTCCGGCGGTGGTATCACTCTAAATCTACAAAATATGCCTAAGAGGGGCTTTCCTGTACGCAAATGCATTGTCAGTCGATTTGAAAACGGCATGATTTTAGAAGCCGATTATGTCGGATTGGAATTTCGCACGGCTTGCGAATTATCTAGAGATGCACAAGGCATAGCCGACATACTCGAAGGTAAAGACATACACAGACAGACGGCCTCAATAATTAATCAGTGTAGTACTACCGAAGTATCAAAGGATGCTAGACAACGGGCCAAGGCCTTTAGTTTTTTGCCACTTTTCGGCGGAACTAGCTATGGACACCCGCCCCACATTGCTGCGTATCTTGATGGTTTTTATGGTATATACGAAGGTATACACGCTTGGCATCAGTCTCTGATGACCGGGACTTTAAAGAACGGAACCGTGGAGACACCGAGTGGTAGGCAGTACTTTTGGCCGGATGTTATTCGAACTAAAAACCAACGGGTTTCTAACGCCACACAGATATTAAACTATCCGGTACAAGGCTTCTCAGCAGACCTAGTACAGCTCTCCTGTATCCGGGCATTCCGCTTATTTAAACAACACAACCTTCTCTCAAAGCTCATTTTAACGGTGCATGATAGTATCGTTGTAGACACTCACCCAGACGAAATTGAACAGGTAAAAAGTATTTTAACACAGGCTATGACTAAGGTGGGTGAGGAGTCTGAAAAACTGTTTAATTACAAACCAGTAGTACCTCTAGATATAGAAATTTCGGGTGGTAAAAACTGGCTTGAACAAGAAGAATACGCTTGAACTAAGTGCTTAGTTAAAGTATAATGAAAGCTCCCTATAAAGGATTTATCAAATGACAGAGTTAGCTCTACAAGAGAACGGCCTAAGCTTATCAGATATAAGTGCAGAGTTAGGCGCAGCCTCTACATCTACAGGCCCAAGCATTCCAAACCTTGCTATGAATTATGATGGCGAGAATGGCCCAATGGGTGCATTTTATTTAAAGACGGGGCAAGATCAAGCCTACGCCACAGAAGGTGTAAAGTTTCGTGCCTTTAGTAATCATATACAATTCCAGCATTGGGGTGATGATAACAGTCTAATCAACAAATCTCTTTTAATTAAAAACGGAAGAGAAGAAGCCAGAGATCAGCTTGGCCTCATCAATTGTGGTATGCCTGAGTACGATGATTTAATTCAGCTGGATAAAAAACAGCGAGAAAAATACGATGGCATCGATAAATTTCGTGTGGTTCGAGGCCTAGTCAGCTACATTGGTAAGACTGCGGATGGCCGTGAAATTACTATTGAGAACCAGCCGTGTGTGCTTTCTGTAAAACGTAAGAACTATGGCCCGTTCTGGCATGATGTAATTAAGAAATTACCCCAAGGGATGAACTTGTGGGACTTCGAAAGTATTCTGTCTAAGGACACCCAAACAAATGTACACGGCAAGAAGTATTACATTATGCATTTTGCTCCGCAGTTTGGCAGCCCAATAGAAATGGATCAAATTACATATGACAGTTTAAGTCATGTGACTAGTTTGATTACTTCTGAAAATCGGAAGATCGAAGAGGCTTACAGAAACGCACTGCTACAAAATAGCAAGGACGCACAGTCTGACCGTATTGTAGATACTCTCGATGCAGACGTTGCCTAATGGGTGTTATTACTAACATGAGCAATGAGGATTACCACGCCACAGCTGGTGTGTCCTCTAGCGCGGTAAAGTCGGTTTATAAAAAGTCACTGGCACATTGGAAGGGGGAACGGCGTAATGCCAATAACCCTGCCTTTGCTATGGGTAATGCTGTTCATGCGTTTTTGTTAGAGCCGGATCGGGATCTAGTAGTCAAAGGGCCAAAGACAAAGGCATCCGCTGCCTTTAAAGCCATGAAAGAAAACCTGACTGCTGACCAAGTGTTACTGACTGAAGTAGAGTATAATGTAGCTAATCGTATAGCTAAGGGGGCGCTTGCTAATCCTACTTGTGAAAAAGCTCTAAAGCATCCTGAACGTGTCAATGAGATAAGCATCTTTCAAAAAGATCCGATGTCCCAATTGATGTGTAAAACTAGGCCTGATTTAATGATCGAGTCTGAGAATACTGTCTATGACGTTAAGACAACTCAGGATGCCAGCCCGGCTGGCTTCGCAAGGGAATGCGTAAAATATGGTTACTTTCTTCAGGGCGCTCATTACGTCATGGTCTGTAAGCTTGCGGGTTTTTCTATCAAAGAATTTTCCTTCATAGCGTGTGAAAAGCAAGCCCCATATCTATCTCATCTCCATGTCATGGGGCCAGAGGTTATGGAGTGGGCCACTGCTGAATTGCATAAGACGTTAGCTATAATTGCCAGAGCAAATGACACTGAGGAATACGGCACAGGCTGGGGTGACTACTCAATCCTTGAGAAACCCAAGTGGCTATAAGCACAGCTAGTGCCAAACAAAAGGGGCGCAAACATCAGCAGTGGGTCAGGGATCAAATATTAGATCTCCATCCTACTGTTCTTCTCCCAGATGATGTCAAAAGCACCTCTTCCGGCGCTGGCGGCGAGGACGTTCAACTGTCTCCCGCCGCCAGACGCCTCTTTCCATATTCAATTGAATGCAAGGCGTACAAGGCCTTCGCCTTTTACAAAATTATGGAACAGGCAACTTCAAACGCACCAAAGGGTTCAGAGCCGTTGGTTATTATTAAAGGGGATCGCAAGAAGCCCTTAGCAGTAATGGACGCAGAACATTTTTTTAGATTAACAACTAGAGGTCAAAATGAGCAGAGCTAAAAATAATACAATTCTCTTGGAGTTTAAAATCGACCAGGAAGAAGGTGTTCTCGATGTTGAGGTGGATTATAACTTCAGTGACTCAATGCCAGAAGAGCAACAGGACTTCTATGAGAATGTTGTGAATGGCATAATGTCAAAGTCGCGCACTGAATTAGATTGTTTCGCTAAGGAAGGTTACTACTTACGTGAGATAAACGAGCTGCGGGATATGCTCGATGCAATGGCAGAAGATGACGATGATGACTTCGGCATTGTCTTTGAACCTGCTGAAGAGCTGCTCGAAAAAAGAGCTGAAAAAGAAAACGGCAACAAAGTCATCAACTTTAAAACCAAGAAGGTCCATTAAGATGGCTAAGTGGGGCGAAATCCCGCCATTACCGCCAGTGGAACCGTGGGTTACTGTTTTAACTCTGAAGGATAAACCTTCTCCTGACGTTGTTAACAACCCACCACACTACAATGAAGGCGAGATTGAATGCATAGACGCCATGAAGTCTATGGCAGACGGCGTACTGAATGTCTCTGCACATGAAGCTTACTGCTGGCAGAATGCTTTCAAATATATGTGGCGGTGGCCTTACAAGAGTGGGGTTGAAGATCTTAAAAAGTGCCGCTGGTACTTAGACCGTTTAATTAATCAGCTGGAGGCGAAAAAATGACAGTGCCTAAGCCTGATCATATCGGCCCGTATGTAAAACATCTTTCGCCTTTAGAAATGGTTACTGAATTTGCAAAGGCTATGGAGCAGCCTTTAAACAAGGTCTGGCCTAACAGTCTACGGCTAGAAGACCTTCGTTGGAATATGATCAAAGAAGAGTACGGCGAAGCTCTCACTGAAAGCTGTGAGGGAACAGATGAAGAGGCAATGCTTAAAGAACTAACTGACCTCGCCTACGTTATCTATGGGTACTGCGCCACATACGGATGGGATCTGGATGAAGCTTTCCGGCGTGTCCACACATCCAATATGTCAAAATTAGGGTTGGACGGCAAACCCTTTAAAAATCCCAAAGGCAAAGTGCTGAAGGGGCCAAACTACAAAAAATGTAATCTTTTAGATCTTGTGGAGACCAATCATGAGTAATTATTTACCAACGGATTATCAGACTTTCATTGCAACAAGCCGTTATGCACGTTGGTTGGAAAAAGAAGGCCGTAGAGAAAACTGGGGTGAGACAGTATCCCGCTACATGGAGAACATAGTTTATCCACTGGTTGGCAAAGACAGTTATACAAAAGAGCTAGAGCAAGCCATTCTCGGGTTAGAAGTAATGCCCAGTATGAGGTCATTAATGACGGCTGGCGCGGCCGCAGATCGCGACAATACTTGTATGTATAATTGTAGCTACATAGCTGTGGATGATAAAGTAGCCTTCGATGAGGCGATGTTTGTCCTGTTATGCGGTACGGGCGTAGGCTTTAGCGTAGAGCGGCAATTCATTGATAAACTGCCTCTAGTACCTAAGCTAACC